AGACCCCTTGCGGGGTCTCCGTGGACAATGTGTCCACACCGCCCTTTCACGTCGAAGGAGTCGCGTATGTTTATTGTTGAGAAGAACAGAAAGTTTCACACCAATCTTGGTGATGATCCTCGAGCTCATCTCGATCCTGATAAGCTTTATCAGGAACAATACGCACACGCGAGAGCAACTGCGACTGGCGTAGGTAAGCTTGTTTTCGAGTTCATCCCGTTCTCCGTCATCAGATCCTTCGCTCTTGCGATTGATCCGTTGAAGAAGTTTCGGGCGCTCCCGATAAAGATTACCTCCGTAAACAGAACCAGGGTACGCGAAGTTCAAAGTGTCCTAGATACAAGGAAGTATCGAAGATACAGGAACAGACGCAACTATCTCAGTTTCATCTGGTCGACCCGAGGTGGGCCGCCCGGACTGTTCTGTTATAGTCCCCCGGAACTGCAGGCCACGTCCGGTGTAACGTTACAGCAGGCAATTGACCTGCCGAAGCAAACTGCTTCAGTAACGACTACAAAGGACACTACCTCTCGTACACGCCCGCCTGGGAGTGAGCTCGGTGAGTTTGAGCACTTTGCTTACAAAATCACTTCGCCCACTCTTAATGTGAGCATGTACCAGAGCCGGCATAATGAGATCAGCATGTCCTGCAACAACCAAGTTGACTGGACTGATGATTTCTATTATACCGATAATACTGGCCCAGCCGCAGTGATGTCCAAAGCGGCCCTTGATGGTCTGAGGACATCGGAAATCGCTGAGCTAGAAACCCTAATGCAACAAAGAGTATTAGGGATGCTATCTCGAACGGTCCCGATGTCGCGCAGGTATTCTGCGTTCCGTAATGTGGCAGAGCTTAAAGATCTTCCAAGGAGTATCCTCTCTTTAAAGAGGGCTCTGGAGAACTTCAATAACTCTTTCCACATTTTACCTCTTGGAGAACAAGCCACTATTCGGAAGTATCTGAATAGTGGTTCCAAGGGTATACCCGGGGAGTATGTTTCATACCACTTCGGGTGGAAGCAGATCTACAAGGACGTTATGGACTTGTTGGAAAAGCCGGTTCGTGCTGCGCGTGAGGTTAATCGCCTCATGCGCAGATCCGGCCAACCGACAACTTTCCGTTCTTTCAGCAAGTTTGCTGGAAAAACGACCGATACTCCTGCCTTTAACTACGACGCACCAACGTTTGAGCAGTTCGCTATTCAAACGCGAACTGAGCATCGTCGGCAGCATGAACTACGATGTGTAGTGAATGCTACCTTCGACTTTCCGAAGGTGAACGTCCCGACTTATAAGAAGGATCTCCTTCTGCATAAGTTAGGCGTGAACCCAATGCCAACGGATCTGTATAACCTGATCCCTTGGTCTTGGCTGGTTGATTGGTTTACCGGTCTGGGTAATTATGTCGAAGCTATCGACACAATAAACACAGACAAGTCCCTGATCAACTGGGGTCTTCTCACCGGTATCACGAAAGGTGAGATTACCACCACGCGTAGTTTTCGGGTTGACGACTACTGGTACCGACGAATTAATGGACAGGTTGCGGAGTCTTGGACCCAAAGGTACAAGTCTCATCAATCGATCCTTAATTACACCCTGCAGATTCGCAGGAACGTTACCAGTGCGTATGGCGTGAAAACGATACTGGAACCAAGCTCTCTGAGCTTATACCAGCAATCAATACTTGCGGCGATCTTAGCAAGTCGCCGCAAGTGATTCAACGGAATCCTTCCGTTGATGATCACCTCACACCACCAGGAGACGTTCTATGCTTGTCGATCCAGTCACTGTCGCTGCTGCTGCGCCCATTCCCCAGCTCACCCTCGCTACTGTGAGGGTGGATGGCTACGGGTCGGAGCGGGTGGATACTGGCGGTTCCGGAATCGGGACCGTCATCAACCACCAGCCCGGGAAGAATGGCAACCGTCACTACGTCAAGATGACGTGGACGAAGGATGCCACCAATCCGTACAGCGGCCTCGTGCAGAAGCAAACTGCTTCTGTCTCGCTGTCGATCTCTCGGCCTTCGTTCGGCTTCTCGGACACCGATATGGTGGACCTTGTTGAAGCCTTGCGGGACTTCGTGTTCGACACCGAAGTGACGCCGGCCCGACTTGTGCAGATGCAGTCGTAGCATACGACTGCCCTGGTCAGCGGGTCAAATCTAGACCTCATCATCTCAAACTCAAGGAGTTCGTTATGACTAAGTATAGGAGTGACTCGCATGGCCAGTTCCGGTTCACCTTCTCCTATCCTACCAGAGGGGTCACACCCTTATGGCAGGAGGGGAAGGTTTACACGGTCTCTGCGCAATACGGTCGTTACGCTACGCGGATGGTTCAGCAGTACATCTGGGATGGTCCTCTCGAGGACCTTCTCCAGGGTATCGCTGAAGGTAGTGTGCGTCCTTGCACCCGGGATGAGGCTGCTTTACCGCAGTATCACCCCGAGCGGGACGTCCCTACCCTCCACCTTCGTGGCGGCAACGACCGCAGTTATTCTCATCTCACTAATCTCGTTGAGTGAGAAGAACTGTGCGGGCTTAGACAAGCGTAGGACTCGGAATGCCCTACCTCAAGGAGGAGAGCATGAAAAGTCCGATAGAGCTCCTTCGAAGCCTTCTCACAGACGTGAGAAGGTTAGAGCCAGACGTGAAAGGCCTCGACCGTGATGTCATCACGATCGAGAAGCGGTTCAAAGACGAAGGTTACGGCTTCCTAACCGTAGCCTTACCGGCCCTTTGCGATGCCCTCGATCGAGGGTTAGCAGATGGCCAGTTTGCCTGCCCGTCCGGATTCGCGAGAATCCGAGGGGGAACAATCCCGAGACTTTTCTCAGGTATGTTCTGCAAGGTCTTTGTAGCTGAGTCAGGGAACTTGAACGAGTCCCCGCACGAAAGCATTGTGAAATGCCTACGTGAGGTTTTACGACTGTTCAAGAAACTCTCTCTTGAATCTGATCGGGAGGAAACTCTCGATCTCGAAGCTAAGAGAGGGTTTTTCGAGATGGATAATCGAGCAAACTCAGAGATTGAACTCTCTGAAACTCAATTATACATACTCGATCGCGTTTCGAGGTATATTCTTCCAAACATCGATACTTTCGATGAGCGGGAGTTACCCTTGAAACACGGCCCTGGAGCCGTAGTTGAGAGTCTCTCGGCGAACCAGAAATGGCTAGCCGTGACAAGGTATTCGCCTCGTCTAGAGGAGTTAGGTTATGACATCACTTACTTCCGTGAGGAAGGACATGGTGTTATAGTCGACTCCTCGAACCTCTCTCCATACGGTGCCTCTGGAGACATCGCCAAGCTTATCTCCGTCCCGAAGAATTCTACGTCGAGACGGACGATTACGATTGAACCCGTTATTAGACAGTTTGTCCAACAGGGGTTCAACATGCTGCTTCGTGACAATATTGTCAGTTGCGGCCTGCTTCGTAGGTGCTTGGCTTTAACCGATCAGAGTAAGAATCAACACCTTGCTCTGATTGGCTCCCGTACCGGCTATTGGTCTACGATTGATCTAAAATCGGCATCCGATTTGCTATCTGTGAAGATAGTATCCCGGGTGTTCCGATATAGACCTCGCTTACTGCAAGGTCTGATCGATTGCAGATCTGCCGCTGTGCGTACCAGTAAAACTGAACGCACAATAGCAAAGTATGCCGGTATGGGTAACGCTACAACGTTCCCAGTTCAGAGTATCGTTTTCGCAACTCTTGCGATTTCGGCACTCTTGGAAGGATATCATCTTGAACCTTCCTATAGGAACGCCAAGCGTGTCTCCAGGTATGTTCGGGTGTACGGTGATGACATCATCGTTCCATCCGAACATGCTCGTCTGGTGATGGACTGGCTTTCTCGCGTTGGCTTAATCGTTAACGCGAAGAAGTCTTTCACGGTTGGAAACTTCCGTGAAAGTTGCGGTGTCGACGCATATAGGGGGGTCGATGTGACTCCTGTATATGTCCGATACCGTCCAGACCAACTCTCCAAAAAGGACCCTAGCACTATTGCTCATTACGTATCCCTCTCAAACCAAGCTTGGATGAGAGGACTTTACGCTATGAGCACACTGCTGAAAGATATGGTGGAAAAGACCCTAAGGAGGGGTCTCCCACTCGTGTCTTCACACAGTGGCCTGCTAGGGCTGCATACTCGTCTTGAAGCCCAGGAGTTCCATCGTTGGAACCCTGTGCTCCAGAGGCCGGAAACTAACGGCTTCACGCTTATCCCTCTGAAAAGGAAGGACGAGCTAGATGGATATGCAGCACTTCTGAAGTTTTTCCACGTTCCCCTCGAAGGAAGGGATCGTGGGCATCTCCAGAAGTCTCCTGTTCGATTCAAAAACAGAATCGTTCGGAGATGGGTGCCAGCCTAAAGCTGGTTTCAAGTCCTCGCACAAGATTGTACGAGGCCAGAGACGGTTACCCCTTCTGGGGTACTGGGGGGGTCAAACCCCCCATGGGTTATGTGGAAATTTCACACGGGTCCACCCGAAAGGGAGGACTACGGGCGAAAGCCCACGCAGCC